TAAGTATATTGATATGTCTATTCTTTTACTTACAGGTTTCATAATAACTAATTGTAATTGTAAAACTAACTCCACATATTCTATCTGTTCCTTGTTCCTCAAAGAATTGTAAATTTATTCCCGCATTATCAAACATAAAACTTCCATTTTTTGTTTCGCTCTCAAACATAAATCTTCTAATCACATCAAAAGCCATATCTTGAGCACTACTTTGTCGTGATTGTAATTGATTACCTGCATTATCACTATTAGCATCAGGATAGTCATACCATATCCAACACCTAAAGGATGTTCGTGCTTGATAGGTTTCACTTTGTAAGTCCTTGTTTGTAATGCTTGTATTGTCAGGATAAACACTAAATACAGGATAGTCCCTGTTGTGCTTAACATTTATCTCACTCGGAACTCCATACCAAAATTCGTTGGATCCTGCCCCTGTAGCAACATAAGATATCCAATCTACTACTGCATCATATGTAGTTAAGTTATCCGCCATTATATTATACTCATACCTTTAACTTTCATTAATACCCTTCTTACTTCATTTGTGCATTTCATTACCCCATCTGTTTTAACATATACCAAATTAGGATAATTTGTGTGAGGTCCTACAAATAACAAATTATAATTTGTAAGAAAGTCAGGGTCTATATCTGCATTAAATGGATTAATATCTACTGTATCATCACTTGTAATAAAAGCAGAAGTTTTCTCGCTCCAAGTTTGTGTTGTTTGTCTATATTTATTCTTCCAAATGCTACTCATCTTTTTTATCGTATTGGCTTACACATATTGCTATTCTTTGTGATAAGTTAGGAAATTCTTTTTCAGTAATATCATCACTTACACACCTTGAGATAAATTTATCTCTATCTTCATTGGGTTTAGGTTTAGGTAAAGGCATATCTATTTAGTTTTTCGTTCATACTCTTTTTGTGCTTCTTTCTTATATTCTATCTCCGAACTCAAGAAAGAATAATAAGTAAATACTTTATATAAGTTTTCTTTCAATACACTTTCTATTGCATTTTTATTTCCATTTGTAAATACTCCCTCTCTCGCTATTGTGTATAACACATTTAACCAACCATAGCCCTTCATTATTTTTGAACTTTCTTCTGTATAAAAAGTATTCATATCTTTTTCAAATATGTTTGCAAATATGTTCTTGATGTGCTCGTTTGTTTGGTCAAAAAAAAAATAAAGTCCCAAACAATATCCATTGTCATATTACTAAATATCTTTGTCTTTTTCTTTATTTTAGTTTGATTAAAACCCTCTCCTTCCTCTCTACATAGTATAGCCATTTGTTCTGCTAACACCGCATACTTACCCGCCTTCATATTCTTATTTGTAATCTCTAATTGTGAGGCTTCTATATAATCCTCAAATGTACTGTTTTCCATTTTTGTTGTAGGAAAATAATATGTCGTTCCTTTAAATTTAAAACATTTTGTAGTTTCATTTGGTGTTGCTTTGATAGTTAGGAACTCATTTACCACATCAATAATAGCCGCCATATCATTAGTATTAATTTTATTGACAAACTCTTTTTCTACATTAGTTAAGAAAGAAAATATATCTCTAACCGCTACAGTGTAATCTAAATTTGATTGTGCAATATCTACTTCCGTTTGTTCTTCTTCCTTTTTTTTCCCTATATCGTGGTCATTTAATATCTCTAACATACCCACCCATTGTTTTAATGTTAGTTCTTTCCAACTGTTAGGACAATCTACTTTTCTTTTTCCTATTTTTAAGTATAACATATTTAATCTATAATATCTTGAAATTCATCTATCATTGAAAAATGGAACTCATATAAGTCGTCTATTAAAGAAATTAAATCTTTATGCTCACTATTAATTCCTGTTAAAAAGCCTACTACACCAAATATCATAAAGTTAGGCAACATCATTACCCACTCTCTTGTATGTTCTTTTTCTATATACTCAACACTAATTTCATTTGAAAACCCAATTGCTCTTTCTTTTAACATTTTAAAATCTACAAACTTTTTAGAAGGCATATCGTCTGTTGCCTTGTAAATAGTTTCATCTATCTTTGTCATAAACTTTCTTAAAGCAAGTGTATGTTTTCTGTTAAGTGTTTTAATTTGTTGCTTTGACATTGTCAAATATATAAAACTTTATAAAAGTAATTACGAAAAAATTTATTATCCAAAATAAGTAATCTTTGATTTGTTTAATTCAAAAAATAATCTCATCATAATTGTATCTGCAAAATCAGGACTTCTACCTAAACTTTGTTTTACTTTATCTTTAGAAATAATAGATAGTGTTGTGGTGTCTTTATCAATATGCTCCCTTCTAACTATTTCTAATTCCTCTATAATATCGTTCTTATGGATCGTGTTGCAAAAATATATCTCACCGTTATTAACTTTCTCTGCTAACTTATAATAACATTGTGTTTTAAGGTTTTTAAAGTTCTCCTTGCCTAATGCCTTACTTCCATTTCTAAACCCCTTACAACCCCTTACCATATCCACAACACCGCCACCTATTCCGTCCTCATCTATGGCTATATTACTTTTAGTTATCTTGTTATCATTTGCAATAGTATTAATCTTATTTGCTATCTCTACCAAGTCCCCCTTATCTATTGTAGTTAATTGTACTAATCTCCAACCTTCCCAAAGACAGATAACAGTTTTATCTGCTCCGTATCGTGCTACATCACAAGTAATAAAACCTTCACCTTTTGGTATAAAAACATTTGTAAAACAATCTTGTAGTTTATCATAATCAAATAACTTATCCTCTATATTCTCATACTCCCAATCACCTACCAATAATCTCATACGACTAATCTTATCCAATCTATTTAATTGTTCTATATAATGTTTAGATAAATGTGGGTTATCATTAACTAATGATTGTATGAATAGTTTATAGTGTGGTAAGGATCCTTCTTTGTCTTTCTTATAGTATTCTGTGTATATCCAATTCTTTACAGGATTACAAGTCATTAATAGTTTAGGTAATAATTTATACTTATCTATCTTAAATCTTATTCTTGATGAAACAATACTACTTGCTTTCTGTGAAATCTCTCCTGCTTCATCAATAAATGCTCCTGTTATTTCTAAACTACCTAATCTTTGAAATTCAGGGTCCGAAGGCATATGTCCCAAATCTTTTAATAATATACTACTACCTGTTCGTGGAAAGGTAATAGTACCCATTGATTGATTATATTCAACTTCTTGTATATCAATCCCTTGTATCTTTATTATTTCAAAGAAGGTTACGAGTGTTGTTTCTTTTAATGTCTTTAAAGTAGAACGACCCATAAGCCACCTTGTTTCAGGATACTTAAAACAATTCTTTAATATCCAATAACAACCCAATGCAGACTTACCACCACCCGCTCCACCGCCAAACAATATAGAGGTGTGCTTACTATCTTCTAATATATCAAGTGCATAAGTTTGTTTTTTAGTTAATATCATTTACTTCTAATATCTTTAAATGTAGTTCTTTAACTTTATTATTAAACTCTTTATCGCTTTCGCAAAGTGTATGACAAGTTCTACACAACCCGACTAAATTTTGAATATAATCTTTTGTCTTACTTCCACCCATACCTCTTGGTGAAATATGATGAACATCTACTGCTTCCATTTGACAAACCTCGCAGGGTATATATTCACCTTCTGCATATCCCATTTTATCAAGATATACTTTAGTGTGGTTTTTCATTATAGGTTTTTGTTTCCTTCCACACTATTGGCTCTCCGTCCTTGCCTGTAAATTCTTGTCGCTCAACATATCCTCTATTCTTTCCTTGTGTCTTTAAATAAAAGAATAAACATTGCTTGTCCTTATCTTTAATATGTGAAAGCAATCCTGCTTCGGCCATATCCAAATAACCCTCTCTAACATCATCTAACAATTCTTTTAATTCAGGATACTTTAGTATGTAGTTGTATAGTGTTTTCCTTGTACAACCCAACGACTTACTTGCAATAGAAATAAAGCCACCCGCCTTCTCTAATGCTTCTTTTAATTGTGCTATTGAATATCTATCTTTGTTAGCCATAAACTTTAAATATGTATTCAAGGATCAATATATTCAACCAAGCCATAAATAGAAATACAAATAACATCAACCACTCGTTCATTGTTTAACGGGCTCTATGTTTCCCGACCTCTTTAGTCCTTCCATACCTTCCCTTTGTAATATCTCTGCCTTCTGTTTCTCCTGTTCCTTTTTAAACATCTCCTCATCTAATTTA